ATTTAATTCTATTTCTCTTAAAGAGGTAGGTATAGCAACAGGATGGACAGATGCAGACCAACAACAATATATACCACAAACAGGATTTATGGATGGATGTATAAAATCTTTTGCAGGTGATGGAGTTTTTAGTGATTCTGTTCCAAGTTTAAGCTATCCTTTTAGTTTGTCTTGTTGGATATATAAAGGTGATGATGCAGCTTATGGTGTTTATTTAGTAGATAAAGATGTAGGAAATATTTTTTTTGGAATAGCATTGGGTAGTGATGATAAAGTCTATCTTCAAGCATCTAATACAAGTGTTAAAAATACTAATAGTAATTCTACATATACTAATCAATGGGTTCATGTAGTAGCAGTTTTTGAATCGGCAACAGATAGAAACTTATATATTAATGGCTCTCAAAATACAGACAATGAAAATAATGATTCTGTAACTTATGAAAATGTTGATAGAATAAGTATAGGATATATAGGAGATAGCTCACCTATTTTAAGTGGTGCAGAAACTATAGTTGATGAAATAGCTATATTTAATAAATCACTTAGTGCAGGGCTTGATTTAAGTTTAGGTGGCTCAGAAATAGGATTATTATATAATAGTGGTCAACCTCATGATTTAGTAGAATACAGCAAGACTATAAAATCTAGTTCAAATTTAGTAGGTTATTGGAAAAATAATAATTTAAATAGTGAAGGTAAGTGGAAAGACCAATCTACCAATAGTAATAATTGTACTATAAATGGAACTCCTGACTATATATTCTTTCAACAAGGAGCAACAGCTAATCTATGCACACAAGGCTATTCTAATAATATAGTTCATCCTAGTAAAGGTTCTATACATTTTTTAGGACAAGAATATGCAGCATTTCCAGGAGAAAGAATTATTAATTTAGATGGTGATTTTACTATAGAATTTTGGTTTAAAAAAACACAATTACATGTAGGTAGTGGCTTAATTGACCAAATGTTGTTTGGTTCAGGTACAAATCAAATAAGGATACCTAATAGTGTTTCAAGTGGTAAGATGCTTTCTATTTATTATCGTGATGGTGGTGTAAATTCTAGTTTTAGTATACACTCCGACAATCAAAAGTCTATATATGAATGGAATCATGTTGCAATAGTAAAAGAGTCAGGAACTTTAAAAGCATATATAGATACAGCTACTACAGGTAATGGAACTTTATCTAGTACAGGTCAAATGCAAATAAAATTAATTGGTACATTTAGTGTTGTTAATGGCTTTATGTATAAAGGTTTTTTAGATGATTTAAGAGTTTATGATAAAGCATTATCAGCAGCAGAAGTAACAAAGAATTATAAAAATACTAAAAGTCAACACAAGAATTAGGAGTATAAATGGCACATTATGAAATGTATATATGTTTAAACAAAGCAACTTATGAAAGTGCAATACCAAGTGTATTACAGCCTAAACTAGGTTGGAATAATTACACATACACAGATGATGGTGAGATAGATACAACTACAGCTTATACTCCAACTTGGAAAGAAGCTACATTTAAAGGTAAGCTTGGTGCACCTAGAGAGTCTCATGATGGAGCATATATCATTGTTAAAGGAGAGTTTTCTATGTTAACAGGTGAACTATCAGCTATAACAAATTTAGGTGCTAATTTAGCATATCCTAATAACTCAGTACTAACTAAAACAGAAGCACAGACATTAGCAAACTCATCAACATTTACTGGAGAATAAAATGACTTTAAGTAAAGAAGAAATACTAAAAAAGAAAAAAGAGAGGGCTGCAGCTAAAAGGCTTATGATAGATAAACTTAGATTCTGGGTTGGTGTATTTTCTGTACCTACTATACTTATTATGGCTTGTATGCTTATAGCAGCAGCCTATTATTTAGGTGAATCACAATTGGCTGTTGTGACTGGACTTATTTCTACTATTACAATAGGCTTAATTAATGTTCTTAATGGAATGGTAGTGCCACCTGCACCTGAAGATCCATTAGCTGTTGTAGCTAAAGATCTAGTACACCATTTGCAAGACCAAGCTAATAAAGATATGGAAGTATCTATGGATAGAAACAAAATTAAAATTGGTGGTAATGGTGTAAAAATGGAGTCACAAACCCCTGAAAGTCCTTTGTGGGGAGATGATAAACCTATAAAAAAAAGAGGTAGAAAGTAATGTTATTTTTAGGATGGCTTTCATTAGTTAGTTTTACAGTTGGTGTAGGTGAATATTATAATTGTAAATATCCTAGAGTAGATGAAACTTATAGTAGTGAAGGATTTTTTTGTAACTGGGAAGACAGAGATTTTTATAAAGAAAATGGTAAGTGGATACTTACTCCTATAGACTCTACAGACAACTGTTTTGAAAAACAAGCTAGAAAAAAATATTGGGAAAAAAGAAAGTGACTTTACTAATAGCTTTTGTTAAGAGTATTTTTTTAGCTATACCTATATTTTTAATATACATTGCAATAAAAATAAAATGGAAAGAGTGGTACAATGAAAAGATATAGTATATCAATGACATCTATGCCTTGTTTTTATATATCATCAGCTGTTAAATATGTTTTTAAAAAGGAGAAAAAAGATGATAGGTCATCTAACAAAGTTCAATCAAATAATAGATAAAGTTTTAAATCATGAAGGTGGATATGTAAATGATCCTACTGATCCTGGTGGTGAAACAAAGTATGGTATAAGCAAAAAAGCTTATCCAGATGTTAATATTAAAGACTTAACATTAGAAGCTGCTAAAGCTATATATAAAAAAGATTATTGGGATAAGACTAAAGTTGATTCTATGCCTGATCAACTAAAGTATATCTATTTTGATATGTGTATTAATATGGGGCAAAGAACAGCTGTAAGAGTATTGCAAAATGCTGCTAATAACAAAAACTCTAAAGACATTGAAGTTGATGGATATATAGGTCCAAACACATTAAAAGCTATAGAAAAAGTAGAACATAAGAGAGCACAATCTTATAGAGTTATGTACTATGCTACATTAATAAAAAAGAAACCTAGTTTAGAAAAATATTGGTATGGCTGGTTTAAAAGGTCTTTGGAGGTCTAATGTTAGATACATTAAAAACAGCAGGAGTTGGTATTGCAGGGAGTGCATTGCATTGGACAGAGTATGTGCCTCCTATTATGAGTGCACTAGCAGCTCTTGCTACCTTAGTATATATGTTAATTAAAATAAATAAGGAACTAAAATGATACAAGCAGTCTTAGTAAAAACATTATTGTCAAAGCTTTTGCCTTTGATATTGAAAGAGATGAGTAAAACTATTAAACCTATGCAAGATTATGTATATAAGCCTAATGATGCAGATAAAAGAATTGACAAGTTGGAAATAGATAACTTTCAACTTAGAGAAAGAATAAATGAACTAGAAAAAAATATATATCAAAACAAGGAGACAAAATGAGTTTTTTAAAAAGTATGATAGCTGATAATAAAGAAGAGATTATTAATAAAATATTTGATGATGAGTTGCAGAAAAAAATTGTTGATAAGTTAAATGAAAATGTTGACATTCCTTTTATATCAGAAAAAACAGAAGAGAAAGTATTAAATGCTATTTATGATTCTATTGAAGATGTTGTAAAAAATGCAATGATAGAAAAGCTTTAATGCCACCAAAAGTATTTAAAATACCACTATTAACAGGTGGGGTTAATAGTCAAGCTGATACAGCTTATGTTAAAGATGAAGAAGCTACTAATTTAACTAATTTTATCCCTAATAGAAGAGGTAGAATTAGACTATCAGGAGCTATGGAGGTAGAAACCATAGAATATGATAATAGCAATGAGTCAATAGCTTTAACTGTTACAGATGACTATCATACATCAGGATATGGATTATATTATTTTAGAGCAGATCATACAATGCTATCTGCTAACAATACCTATATAGTAAATGGATCTCCTGTAGAAGTTGTAGATGGAGTAGATTATTATGTATTTCAAGATAATAGATATACTAAAATATATGATTCTGTAAATGCTAGATTTTTACAGACTAGATTAGATGGTGGTGGAGCCAATATTACAACATCACCATTTGTCTTGCCTACTTATTATTATGCTGATAATGCTTTAAGAGTATGTGCAGCACATACTGCTAATATAGGTGGAACTAGTTATCATAAAAGATATTTAGGTTTTATAGAAAGAAAATTATTTGGATATACTGGTACTGATGTAACATTTTGGGTAAATCATAAGAGATGGTATCAAGATACAGCTAAAATAATGACTCCTAGTGATTCATCTTATAGTCAAACTATTGGCAGTGAAAAGCCAGGAAAAATGAATAGTCAAATTATAGACTTAAATAATGATAGTACAAATACTTTTACAACTATTAATGATGAAGGAATTAAATTTTATGTAGGTTATTCACCAAGTGTTACTGGTACTTGGAAATCAGATAATACTTATAAAATATATGCATCTTATATATATGATGGCAGTCAAGAATCAAATGTACTTGAATTAGCCAATTTTTCTCCAGATGTAGATAATAAAGGAGTAAGAGTTGCTGTAGAAGTTGATTATGCAGATGGTAATACTGCAAATAGTGATAACACAGGAGTAGCATTAACTGATTTAAATATAAGTCCTAGGATAACAGGTGCAGTTTTATATTTTTCTGATTCTGAAGATGGGGATAAAGTTTTATATAGATTATTTGAAGTAGACTTTATTAAAGGTTGTAGAAAATTTACAGACACATCTTATACATCTTGGGGAGTAATTCAAGCAGGTCAAAGATTTGATTGTCCAGCAGGAGCTTCAGGTGGTATAGCTGCTAATAGTTTTTTATTTTTAGATCCACTTAAAATATCAACATATGAAGACATTAATGGTTATGGACCTGAAGAAGATTTAAGTCCTGAATTTAATTGTGCTGCTATGGTTGGAAAGTCTGTTTTTATAGGAAATGTTAAAATAGGAGATGAAGTATTTAATGATAGGATTATGTTTTCACCTATTAATAGTGATCAAAAACCTCAATATGATACATTTCCTGAAACACATATTTTAGATATAGGTGCAGATGATGGAGATAGAATTACTCAATTAATATCTGATGGTGAAAAATTAATTGTATTTAAAGAAAAAAGTGTATCTGTATTAAATGTTTCTAAGTTTGGTGCAGAGTTTGTAGAACAAAGTTTTAAATATATTGGAATTAAAAATCCTTGTCAGGCTGTATTAACTAACTATGGTGTATGTTGGATTAATTCTACTGGTTGTTATTTATTAAAAAACAATGAGTTAATTAATTTAATTGATGGCAAAATATTACAAGATGGAAGGCTTAAACAATTTCAAAAAAATATGCTATGGAGTATTTCAGATAGCAATATAAATAATATGCCTTCTATTGGGTATTATCCTAAGCAACAACAATTAATCATAGCAGTAAATATAGCTGAAGATGCTTCTGTAAAAGCTCAAGACTGTTGGATATTTGACTTTAAACAAGAAGCTTGGTCTTATCATTCTAATGCATTAGATACACATCTTGTTAGAAGTAATTTTATAAATGACAATAAAGGGAACTTATATCAGACTGGGGGCAATAATACTAGTGGAACTCCTAGCAATGATACATTAACATTGTCTTATTGGAATAATGATTCTGTTGGAAAAACAGAGTGTGCATATGTTACAAAAGATTTAAACTTTGGATCTCCAGGTATAAATAAAAAAATATATAAAGTTGGATTAACATATAGAATTGATACATCTACTACAAATATTAAACCATTATATGGTTTAAATGGAGAAGATGCAATAACTGAAACATTTATATCTAATCAAGGAGATTTAAACTCTTCTGGCTTATTAGAAGCCCCTTCTTCTGCAATATCTACAGAAATGCTAAAGCTTTATGTTGATGGTGTATTTAATTTTTTTGATAGCAGTCATTATTATATGGTTCAAGGATCTCAAGTAAATGAAGGTGGTGTAGTGGGAGATATAGCATATTTGCAATATGAAACTAGTGTAACTTCATCAAATTGGACTATAGCATCAGGTTCATCTTTTTTAAGTATAGTAAGTAATCAATTTTTATTTACAGGAGCAGGTGATGCTGTAGCTACACATACATTTAGCACTGCACAAGCTATATCAAGGGGTGCAGAGCATACATTGAAATTTAATATTGTAAGCATAGCTGATAATATGACTATACAAATTATTGGATTAAATATAGAAGATGGTGGAGAAACTACATTAGCTACTCCTTCTCAATATACTAGTATTGGAGTTAA